CCAGTCACCACCGCTGGCGTTGACCGCTGCGGCGAGGTTGGCGATGCCCTTTTCCTCTTCCGCCGCGGCCTTGCTCGCGTCCCACAGGCCCTTTCCGACAGCCACGATTCCACCCGTGATCGCCGCCACCGGAACCGCCGCCTTCAGGAACCCTCCGACCTTGCCCGCCCAGCCGGACGCGCCGGTCTCCGCGTCACCGAGTCCTTTTGTGAACTCGGACGCGTCCAGGCTGAGTTTGGCCATGAGGCTCATGATGGTCGACACGTCTAGCGTCTCCCTCCGAACAAAGCGTCCTTGAGCATGGCGGTTACGGTTGCGGCTTGCTCAGGCATCAGATCGGGCGTGACGTCGATGCCAGAGTCCTCGTCTTCGCGCGCCAGTGCCCGCTCCCCAACGTTGAGCAGGAACTGCTCGATCTCGAACGGCTCCTGGCCCTCGCCCCGGTTGACGTTGGCGATAGTGCACGCAATCAGCGCCGCGCGTAGGTCTGCGCGCTCTTCGCCCCACGGATCGACGTTGTAGAAGGCCATCCACCCGCTGAACTCCAGGCTGCTCATGCGCCCCTGCAGCTCGGCGACCGTGCATCCGAGCGCCAGAGCTAGGCGGTGCCAGAACCGCCGCTCTGGTCGCTCTCGGAGTTTTTTGTCAGCTCCTCCACGTCCGCCTCGGACATGCCGGAGAGTCGCCGCGCCACGTCAAAGATGCGTTCGAGTGCACCCGCGCTCTTCTGGCTCAGCGCGGGAACGTCAGAGTCCGCGAACACACGCGCGCCGTTTTCGTCCACGACACTGAGCGCGACCAGCCACGCGCGCACGTGCTCCCGATGCAGTACCTGCCTGCGCCCACGCTGCTCGATGATCTTGGACTCGAACTGGTCCCGTTGCGTGCCGCTGAGGCCGCGCACAAGCACGGCCCCATCCCACTCCGGTACCACGACCTCCTCTGTGCGGATGTCGGGTGCGCTGAGAATCTGGTCCTTTGTAAGCCTCATATTCCCCCTCCTCGATTACGCCGACCTAGACGATGGTCACGGGCTTGCCGGTGATCGACAGCTCGAACTCTGCCGACAGGAACCCTTTCACCGGGGCATCCGGGCCAAAGTTGCTGACATAGGCCGCGAACTGCTCCGTGCTCGCATCCGGATACACGAGCTGGAAGTTGCGCAGGGTGCGATTGATCGCGTCCGCCTTGAGGCCGGTGGTGGCGTTGTGCGTCGCCGCAGTCGGCACGTAGAACACAGAGAATTTGACTGTACCGCCGTCGATCAGGGTGGGCTTGGTCTCCGTCCAGCCGTCCGGCGAGTCGTGCGCGGTCGCGTCCTCCATCTGCGCCTTGAACCCGAGTGGCTTGAGCGCCTTGACATGGAGTATGGTCGTGAACGATTCCGGCGTAGCGCCGTCGCCCACTTTGAGCAGCGTGCCGTACCCTGGAATGGCCTGAGTCATCTGTCACCTCCCTACGGTAGACTCACAACGCCCAGGAATACCTCGGCGTTGTCGGCGGTTACGAGGACATTGCGCGTGCCCGCCTGTACCCAGCCCTCAGCCGGGAACGGACCGAACACGCGGACGGCTCCGGCGGCGATGGTCTCGCTCGTGATCGTGCCGGTGCGGTTGAACTCGTCCACGCCAGATGTGACCGTGACGTGTCGGTCCCCCGCGCCGCTGTTGCGCGCGATCAGCAGGTCCTTGCCGCCCGCAACGAAATAGTTACCGAGCCCAGCATCCGCCGCGGCCATCGTCACTGCGACGCCAGCGGATGCGTAGGCGCCCGGCGCCGTGGTCTTGGTCAGTAGCACAGGTGCCATGCTTGCCTCCTATTCCGGCAGCCGCAGAATCGCGAAATACACGTCGGCGGCGCTGGCGGACAGCACGAGATAGCCCGTGTTTCCGCCAGTGATCTGGCGCCATCCCGTCACCGGGAATGGCGGGAACACCGCGTACTCGCCCGCGCCGACGCTGTACGTGGTGATGTTGCCGGTGCGTCCCTTCGGGTCCGCAGAACTCTCGATGGTCACAGTCTGGGCGCCGCCGTTGTCGTTGCGAACCAGAATCGCCTCGCGCCCTGTGTGGACGAACCGGGCCTTGTCCGCGAAATCCGCGCCCGCCGCCGTCCACACAAAGTCGGCGCTGTTCGCCGTGAGCGGCAGTGACGGATACTTGGCGATCACCGTCTGTGGTGTCAGAGTCAGAATTGCCATCAGCTACTCCTTCTTCTTGCGGGGCTTGCGCCTCGCGGGTTCCGGCCGGCGCGTCACGACCACGTGTCCACTATCGTCCACTGCCAGCGCCAGTGTGCGCGGCTCCGGCTGTGGCTCCTGGGGCTTGGCGGTGTGGCTGGCATAGTGCTCTAGCGCCTGCGCCTCATCCATGCAGTCGAACGCGCAGCGCGTGCATCGGTATGTCGTGATACCCCGCCACTGACCGAGCGTGTACGGCTGTTCGCTCATCCCGCCACCTCGAATTCCACATCCACCACGATCTGGTACACCCCCGTCTCGGGGTCACTCATGTCGATCGGTTCGTTCGGGTGCGCGGCGCCGCCCTGGGCGTCGTGCCAGGTCCTCGATGCGGCCTCTACCTGAAGCGCAAGCGCCTCGGCCTCGATGTATGTCGCCGCCCAGCACGTGAACTGGATGCGCGGCGAGTGCGCCGTGGACTGGTCGTGTGTGTCCTCGTTGGACCCACCACTGCGCTGGTACGTGACCGCTGGGAGCGTTGGGTTCTGCGGCACTCGCAGCGGGTACACTCGCGTCCCGACCAGCGCCGACAGTCCCGGATGCGACGTGTAGTGAGAGTAGAGCGCCTGTGCGAACGTCACGTCGCCGCCTCCAGGAGCTGGGCCAGCGCCTCCCCCACCTCTTTGATTGCAGCGTCCTTGTTCTCATCGAACGCCGGGCGCAGGTATGGCCGCGCCGGGATCGTCACAGAGTGCGCAAACACCAGCTCGCCCTTGATCTCGAACGCCAGCATTTTGGCTTTCTTTGGCGTGATCGTGCCCCCGAACTCTTGGATTGCCGCGTATGGCGCATCGGTCCCAATCAGAACCTCCATGCCGTCGCCCTGCTCGATGTGGATCGACCGCTTGAGTGTGCCGGTCTTGTACGGCGCCCGGCGCTTGGCATCGTTCTGAATGATCTCTGCGCCCGCAGTAAGCGCGCGCACAACCGCACGCTCTGAGACAGCGACGTCCAGTCGCTTGAGCTTCTCTTTCCACTCGTCCAGGTTCACGACTTCGATACGAACCGGATCGTTGCTCACGTCACCACCTGTACCTGTAGCCGCGTCGTGTACGCGTTGCCGTCGCTCTCGACGGCGAGGATGTCATAGGCCACGCCCTCCACGACCGCGCGCTGTTTCGGCGTGATCGTTGGATAGTGGCCCCTCAGATTGATCGTGTGGCTGCCCACCGCATAGGTCTGGTTTGGTAGCTTCCGCTCGCTCCCGCCAGCCGGACTGACCCGGCACGGCAGCGCTGTGAGCGCGTCTGTGTACGACGTCGGTACGGGCTGGCCCACGCTGTCCTGCGGCTCGACCGCGTTCTGGATCGTGCACAGGCTGGGATAGAACGCAGCCAGCCCCTCGAGCATTCGCGGGTGCACGATCATGCGGCTGCTCATAGATTCCTCAGCGCTTCATTCTCGATCCGTTGCCGGAGCGAGAAATCGTCCACCACCCACTCGGCAATGTCGAACGCGCCGCCGTCCTCTGCCGCTTCCGCCGCATCCGCCTGTGCCCGCAGCTTGTCCGCGCGGGCCTGCAGACTCGCGGCAACGGCGGGTCCGTTCGTGCTCAGATCGAGCACACGGATGGCCTTTTGCACGTACGCCTCATTCGAGGCCATCGTCTCCAAGGCCATTGCCGCCGCGCGCCGGACGTTGCTCGACTCCAGAGCCAAGAACGCAGTGATCTCTGCGTCCTCAAAGAACGCATCGGTCGACACGCGATCCGGAATCAGGAGCCGAACCTGCCCGATGCTGGTTGTGAGCACATACGTGAACGCCATGTCAGGACCTCTTGCGGCTCATCCGCGAGGCGTCGTTTCGCTTCTGCCTGTCCGTTCTGAGATCGGGGATCATCTGGTCCAACGCCTTTCCTATCTCCGCGAGCGCCGCGTCTTTGTCGACACCTTCTCGAAATCTCAGGTATGCTGGCGCTTGGTTAGCCTCCGGCTCCCGCAGCTCCACGACCGGCTCCGGCACTGCGACCGGGGCCGGTGGGTCAGGGGCAACCGTCGCCGGCTGCGGCGTCTGTGCCTGCGGTTCCAGCAGGGTTCGGATCGCTCGCACCTCCGCGAGGAGCGCAGCCAGGTACTCGTCCGTAACTGTCACCGGCGACGGTAGACTCACCACTGGATCACCCCCTTACGGTCACGGTCCGACTTGGGCGTAGGCGCAGCGAGGATCTTGCACGCTGGCACCCAGAACGTGGCGCACGCGCCAGAGAATGTCATCGGTGTCGAAATCGCCATCGAACGGCGAGATCACCCCGCCGCCGCTGGCGCTGACTTTGTTCGAAGCCTTCATGCAGATTTCGGGCGACTCGTGCCCGGCCAGGAAATCCACCTGCCCCCACTTGCCCTGTACGGTGTCCGCGAACAGGAACCACGTCCGGTTCGCCGCCGCGACGGGCATAACCATGGGGATCAGGGGATCAACGTGGAGCTGTAGCCCCACCTGGGACATGATGTTGACGTCCGGGATCGGCGCCGCGGCGGTGCTCAGCATCAGCGAGCTGGTCAGGATCGCGCGCGCCGTGAACTCGAGAGCGGGCGGCACGACCAGGTGCGTGGCGCGGATACCCAACGGGCGGCCCTGCACGTCAACCTGGCTCGCCATGAGCTGCATCGTGATCCCGAGGTTCGTGATACTGAGGGGTAGAACCCCCACGTTGGTCACGTTCGCGCCGTCGGCGACGTCCACCACCGGAGCGCCGAATAGGGCGGCGTTCGGAGCCGCGGCGCCGCAGTACAGCGACGTGGCGAGCCACGACTCGGTGTACAGCGCCGCGCTGACGAACCGATCCTGAAACTTCGTGAACGCCCCCAGGCTATCGTTGACGAGGGATTCCCAGGACATATCAAACTGCCGCCCGCGCTTGAAGACCTGGCGGGTATAGTTGCCGGCAGCCATCGCCGTTTCGGGGTACGCGGCCCGTTCCGCCACGAGCGCCAGCAGCTGCTCATTGCCGCTGATCTTCTCGTCGTTCGTCACGCGGAAATCGGGGAGCGTACCAGTCGGGAGATACTTCCTCCACTCCGGCAGCGCCGCATTGTATTTGCCCAGCAGGGTGAGGTTGAGGACGCCTCCAAACAGAGCGGGAAAGTCGCCGCTCACCATGGCCTCCTGCAGCACGTAGCGATGCTCGTGCAGGGGCCTGCCGTCGGCGTTGGTGATGAGGTTCAGCGTTCGAGTCAGTGCGGCCTCGCTGAACCGGGCCGCCCTTGCGGGACGGTATCCGTCCCACTTTTCCATCAGAGCCAGGAATTCGCTCATTGTCTGATTCTCCTTTCTCTCGGCCTACGCGACTCGGACGGCCAGGACGTACACAACGCCCGCACCCACATCCGCGCCGGCATCGTCATCGACTGTGGTGACTCGGATCGTGTCGCCGGCGATCACCTCATGGTTGGCGTCATTGATCTGCCCGGCGCGAACGATCACCATATCCGCGCCCGACCAGGCCATTGCGTCGGTGATCGCGCCGCCCGCGACACTGAGGACCTGGATCGTGTCGTTCGCCTCGCCCGCGCCCGCAGTGTGAACCGCCCAGGCGTCGATCACGCGAACTTTGTGCGTCGACACTACGTCGGTGTTTCCAGCCGCGCCGCCAGCGACGTTGATGCGGAACAACACCGGTAGGCCTCCGATCACGTTGGCATCCGCCACATTGGCCGCCACAAGTCCGGTCAGGCTGGCCGCGGCGAGCTTGGCCTCCGTCCAGATCGCATCCGCGAACAGCGCCCGCGTGTTGGCATCGGCCTGGAATGCGCCGTTCAGAACGGCGTCCAAGAGCACCGCGTTGGTCACGGCGTCCGCAGGGATCAGGCTGAGCAGGTTGGCCTCAGTGAGACTGCCAGCGGCAAATGCCGCGAGCACCTGCGCAGCGTTGAAGTAATTCGCCGCCATCAGCGCGCGCCCGGCGGCGTCCGCACTGATGATGCCAGCCGCGAGATTGGCGGTACCGATCGTGCCCGCGCCCAGCGTGCCAGCTCCTGGACTGGGCGCCTTGAGCACATTGATCGTGGCGGTGAGTCCGGCGCCCACGACGGCCAAGGCAAAGCCCATGAAGTAGCCCGTGGTGAGGTTGTCGACAATGCCGGGCGCGCCGTCCTGGTAGAACAGCGCGTCGCCGACGGCGATACCGCCGCCCACGGTGTCAGTGACGGACAACTCCCAGACGCCGACGCCAAAGTCGACGGTCTGCTCAGTGGCGACGTTGCCGCCCCCACCCAGCGCGGTGAGCGCAACGCCCACGACGGCGCCCACGCGCACTGGCGCGCCGATGGCGGCGCCAGCCGCGGGGTTGGTGGGCACCACGCTCAGCTTGGTCTCATCGAATCGCTTGTTGATTGCCATCTTCTGTTACCTCCCCTTCACTGCGAGATCGGCCTGCGCCTCGGTCAGCCCGGTGCGCAGCAGCGCCTCTTTGAGCGCGGCTTTGTCCCGGGCGGGATCCTCGGGATGGCCGCCCATGCCCCGGATCGCGCCGGAGCCGGTCACAGTCGCGAGATAGTCCCGCTCCGCCTTCGCCGCGGCCTCGACGACCGTCTTGTACGCGGCCTCATCGAGCTTGCCGTCCTTGACCACGGGTGCCTTGCTCAGGCTCTCGACCAGCCGGGCTTTCGTCGGCTCCGGCAAATCCGCCGGCAGCGTCCGCGTCACGAAACCGCGCGCCTCGACCAGCAGCGCGGCCTCGTTGAGCCGCGCGAGCTGCTCCTTCAGCGCGGCATTCTCGTCGGTCAACCTCTTCGCCTCTTTTTCGTCCACTTGTGACTCCTTTCTCGGCCCGACCTGCTGCCGCGCCGACTCGAACAACTGGAGAATCTGACCACCGGCGCCCGCAGCGGTCACGAAATCGACCGACTTGGCGCCGACAATCTCCTCAACGATGGACCCCTTCCTGCCCTCGGCTTCGCCCTCTTTGGCCTTGCCCAGGGCGCGGATGCTCATGCCGATATGCGGAGCCAGGGCTTCGACGCCGGGGCGGAACGCATCGGACACGGCCACATCCGAGTACAGCCCGGGCCCAGCCGCGCCGTCCTCCCGGTACTCGGCGGTGGTCGCCAGCACGCCCGCGAGGTCTCGAAGGCTGCGCTCCGGGCGCTCGGCCTCTTCGGTCTTGGTCGGGTGATCCCAGTACGTGTGCAAGCCCTTCACGAACACCTTCGGCCCGTCACGCTTGAGCACGTCGGCGCTGTAAAATCCAGAGCTGCCCCAGCCCGGCGCGATTACCTTGATCGGGATTGTGCCGTCCTGTCGCACCGCCTTTTCCAAGAGGGGGATGCACTCGCTTACCATCTCAGTGGCCTCGGTGATCGGCTCGTCTTTGCCGTCGCCTTCCGGTTCTGCGGTTTCGTCCGGCGCATCGTCCGGCTCTTCGTCCGGCTCGTCATCCTCGATCCGGTAGACCGGGACACCGTCCAGCTCCCCAGCGGGCACCATGAACCGACCGTCGGGCAGCTCGATTCGCTCCCCGCCTGCATCCGCCGCCTCGGTCGCTGGCGTCGGCTCCGCGTCGGCCTCAAGGTCCGCCCACGTCTTGTGCTTCAGGCTGTCGCTCAGATGGCCGATAGCCTCCTTCGTCACCTTCGGCAGCCGCTTTTCGCCCAGCAGCGCTTTGGCGTCACGAATCAGCGCCTGGACCCGCGACTTGAGCGTGGCCCCTTCGGTTAGCTTCACTTTTTACCTCCCGCGCCCTTGCGCCGGTAGAGTGCCATACATCTGCAACCAGGAAACCGCAGCGGGTGCATGTGCCCACTGGGAAACGGATCCGCTATCGGAATCCAGCCCGCATCCTGGTTCTCCTGGCATCCGTCTGACACTCGCTCGTCCTCAGATGTTTGCCAGAACTTTTCCATGTCGAGACCCGCATCCATCAGGTCCTGTGCCACGATCTGGTTGCCCGCCTCGTAGGCCTCGCCCATCTCAGTGACCGCCACCAGGTGCGCCCGCGAGTCAATGTGCTCCTGCGGCTTGCCTACCTTGAACTCCTCGTAACGGTCGCTGATCGACTTGGCGATCTCGTCGTAGCTCTGGCCGTCACGTACACCGTTCGTGACCACGGTCTTGATGTACTCGCGTGTGGTGTCGTCGATCTTGGTCACGAGCGCGGCGCCGTGTTGCTCCAGGTAGGCAACCGCTCGCGGGTTTTTCAGGTCGAAACTCACGCCGATGCCCAGGGTGTCGCTCTGCGCCTTTGCGCCGGCTTCCAGCCCGGCCCCCACCGCATCCTGAATCGCTGCCAAGAACAGCGGCGCCGCCAGCCCAAATGCCGCTTCCAGCCACGGGCCCCAAGCATCGTCCCCGAATTCGTCAGGCCCCGGAATCGCACTGCCACCGCCTGGTGGATTCCACAACGTCAGAAAGTGCTCGCCCTCCGCATCAAAGGCGGCTGCGACCTTTTTCACAACGCGCTTCACCACGGGCTCAATCGCGGCTTCACGCTCTGTGGCCTGCGCCTCGGCCAGGAACCGATCCAGTGCGTCAAGCATTCGGCGCATCGGCATGCCTCTCGACGAACTCCCGCATCGCCTCTCGCAGCGTCCGCGCCGCCTTGACCATCCGCGCCTCAGTCGCCGGAGCCTCGCCCCCTTCGTCCTCTGGGAACATGGCGTCGAGCATCGCGTCCACGTCCGGCTCGCCCAGGGCGGTCAGTAGCATCCGACTCAGCGTCTTCACGTCCGGGATGGTGCCCGCCAGGGTGCCGGATCCGCCCAGCGTCGCCGCATTCACAATGGCCTCGATGTTGGCAGCAACGTCGTGCTCGAGGATCGGCGGGAACGTCACGCTCACGCTCGCATCGCGGGGAGCTGGGTCGCCGCCGTTCGGATCATCGACCGTTTCCAGCTCGACAACCGGCGTGCCGTCGTCGTCCTCTGTGATCGTGCCCTTGAGCGTCCGCGCCCTCACTGCCTGCTCGATCACGTATCCGAGAATCGCAGTGAACACGTCCGTCCACAGCGTCTGCCGGTTGCGCATCTGGAGCTCGGTCGGGCGGTCGAGGCTCTTGGCGGTGGCGAGCGTGCCGACGCTGGTATCGCCGAAAAACGTCTCGGGTAGGCCCATCGCCGCGGCGACCATGAGCAGCATGCGCCGGCCGTCATCCGCCGAGACGTTGGCGCCGCCGATGCGCATGGGGTCGAGCTTCACGTTCTCGCCGCTGATGAACGTGGCGCCGGTCGTGGGCGCCGGGTTGGTTTCGGTACTGCTCAGTCCGTAGGTGGTAGCGAGCTTGGTCTTGGCTGCCGCGATGCCCGTTTTGCCGCCCGGCGTCGTGAGCTTGTACGCGAACCGGCTGTACGCGCGGGTGAGCGTGGCCCAGTCCTCCAGGAAGGACTTGTACGCCTTCGCCCAGTCCACCGCCGCGTAGACCTCGGACACCCCGAACCGCATGGTCGAGAGCTTGTTGACCGCGACGTGGTAGACCGGCGTGTCCCACTCGACCGGCGAGCCGTTCAGCGCCTTGACCCGATCCGCGCCGGTGGGCCGGTACCGCCAGTCGGGGTAGTAGGCGGTGCGCACGCTCGAAAGGCCGGCCAGGTCCAACTCCGTCCACGAACGCTTGTAGAACCACGGGTCTTTCGAGTCCTGTGGGTTGCACAGAATCTCGACCAGCTCGTCAAAGGAGATGGTGCGCACCCGCACGCGCCCGGTCGCCTTGTTGGTAAAGAGCACAAAGAACAGGTTGGCGTAGACCGCCAGCTCCTGCTCCTTGGTCATCATGGCCTGGTGGCTGGTCAGCTCGGTTTGGTTCTTACTGTCATCCAGGAACGCCTGTACAACCTCGTTGACCACCGCATCATCCGCGCGGATGCTCACACCCTGGCCGAAAACGTAGTGCGCCTGGACGCTCACCCCGCGTTTGATCAGCGGGTTCTTGAGCCACGCCAGCAGCGCCAGGTCGCAGATCTGCCGCAGCCCGTCCCGGCTGAATTCGCGCTCGGTCTCGCCGGTGAGCCGCTGCCAGCCTGCATCCTCAAGCGCTAGCTCCAGTGACGCGAGACGTTCGGTCAGCTCCGACAGGTCGCGTCGATCGACGGCGACGGTCTCACGCACTGGCGCGGCCATCGGACGCTCGGTCAGTGCGACATTGCGGCGATGCGTCTTGCTCATACCGGACTTATCTCGACTCTCTCGGCCATCGAAACCGTGTCCTCGCTCTCGACTGTCACATTGAGTGCTCCCAGAACGCCGTACCGCACCGCGTCCAAACGGTGGAAATCCGCCTTGTCCTTGATTGCTTCCGTCGGCTGCCCGTCCTCTCCGACCTCACGCGAGTACGTCCCCAACTCGTCACGCACCCCCGCACAAGAGTCGAATACGAACAGTTGCCGCGTCTTGAACAACCCGATCACCTTGTCGATCCCAGACTCCACGTCCCAGACGCGCGGCTCCTGGATCGGTACCCCGGCCTCGCGCCAGTCCATGCGCTGCTGCGTCTCCGACTTGGCGCCGCCGTGCCACGTCAGCACGTTCACGCCGCGCGCTTTCGCCAGCGCAGCGGCGGCGTGCTGCTTGGTCGTCTTGTCGCCGTCCATCGACTCCGCGTACAGGTACATCACGTCCGCCGCGGGATCGACCGCCAGCCAGATCAGCGCCGTGTGCACCGCCCCAAAGTCGATCCCCACATAGCGAGGCCAGCTCGGCGGCACGTCGAACGCATGGACCTTGTGCCCGCCGTCCTCCCGGTACTCGTCTGAATAGTCGCCGTAAATCTGACCAGCCGGCCGCATGAACTGACCCAAATAGAACATGGCAAACTTCCAAGCGGGCAGTTTGCCCTTCATCCGCTCGAACTCGGCAACCGGGAAGGCGGGATTGCTGATGCTGGGGAACTGCACGACCTCGATGCTCGTGTCGCCCGCTCGCCAGGGATCGTATATCTGCTGCTTGAGCCAGCCCATGTTGTAGGGCGTCGTGGCAATCAGCGCCCGGCCCTCTGCCAGCGAGAGGCGCCGCTGGATCGCTTCCCACGATCCCAGTCGGAACTGATCCTGCCCGGCTTCGTCCAGCACTGCGGCCTTTGCGGTCGCCGATTCCAGACTCTCCGGGTGCGTTGCCGACCCGAAGATGATCCGGGTTTCGTCGGCGTGAAACTGGAAGGCATGATCGGCAGCTTTCCACTGGCCCAGGTTCAGCGTTTCCGGCCCAAAGAACTTCAGGAACTCCGGCAACATCTTGAGCTTCAACAGCGGGAACGTCGCAGTCACGGCGAGATAGTCGCCCGGGCCGCGCGCCTGGATTTCGCGGTGTAACCATAGCGGCTCGAAGCTGGTCTTGCCGCCCTGCGTGCCCGCGATGGGCGCCACAAAGCGCGCCGTACTCTGCCACGCCCGCAACTGCCCGGCGTGAAAGTTGTACCGCAGTCCGCGCTTGCCCTTGCGCTCGACGGCTTCCCACAGTGGCCTCATTCACCGCTTGGCTCCGAGGTGCCAACCTCGATAAACTCGATGGGCTTTCCCTTGCTGGTAACGTCTAGTTCCGTCTTCTCTACGTACCCGCGCCCCTTCCCAAGCGTCTTCAGCGCCAGCGCAATGGCCCAGCCCTCGCCTTTCAGTATCGCGTTGTGCAGCGCGCCCTCGGCGTCGTCCACCAGCTTTCCACGCGCCGTATCGATGGCCGCGCGCACTGATGGTACCCGCGCCGCGCGCTTGTAGATGGTCTCCGGCGAGCACTGGAGCAGTTGCGCCGCGCGATAGATCAGGCCGCCCGTCGCGTTCAGGGCGCCGATGAGGGTTTCGTTGCGCCACTTTTCACCCATCGCACAGCCTCGGGGAGAGATCCATGTCTGCGAGGCGCTGGAGGGACACCGCGACATAGGCCGGGTCGATCTCGCACGCAAAGCCACGCCGGTTCTGTCTCTCAGCAGCGACAAGTGTAGTGCCTGAACCGACGAACGGGTCATAGACGTCGCCAGCGTGATTGATAATCGGCGTCTCCATGCAAGCGAGCGGCTTCTGTGTGCTATGCCCGCCCTCGACGTTCCGGTCCAGGTTGATCTCCCACAGCGTTGTCTGCTTACGGTCCCCTATCCATGAGGCGTCTGCGCCCTTGCGCACCGCATACCAGCAAGGCTCGTGTCGCCAGTGGTAATGCCCGCGCGAAATCGGAAAGTTCGATTTCGCCCAGATGATCTGACATCGAACCTCGAATCCACTTGTTTCGATGCTTGCCTGTGTACTGCTGGCATGCCGACCGGCATGCCAGCAGTAGAGGACGTTGCCATGGAATAAGCGCCAGGCCTCGTCCCAGTTCACCTGTCCATCGTTCCGGACCTTGCGTACGCGCATAGGCGCGTACGCAAGGTGGCCCGCTTCAGCCGCCTCTTGGCGCCAATTCGCGTCATATTCCACGCCATATGGCGGGTCTGTTACGCATAGGTTCGGCACTTGCCCGTCAAAGAGACGCTGCACAACCGCCGCGTCCGTACAGTCCCCGCAGGCGATCCGGTGTCTCCCGCATTCCCACACCTGTCCGACCGCCGTCCCCCACTTGGCCTGCAACTCCTCGGCTTTGTCGATCTGCGGCTCCGGCGCCTCTTTCTTTGGCTCCAGGTACAATCCCTCTTTCGCGGCCAACTCCGCCAGCATCGCCTGCACTGCGGCCTCGCCGCTGTTCACGCTCGACAGCAGCGCGTCCAGTGCCGCCTTGTCGGCCAGGGCCATCGCACAGATGGGATCGTGCGTCAGCAGCGCATAGTCAGCCTCGGCGTCGGTGAAATCCAGAATGTCCACAGGCCATTCCTGATCCGGGTCAAGGCCCTTGCGCAGGTGCCCATCCCACGTCACAAGCGCGCCGCCGGCCCGCTCCGAGTGCCATGCCTTGAGGCTGTCGGTGATTCCGATGTCCCGGAGCACGCCCTGCATCGCCTCGGCCTGCGCCTTCGGATGGTCCCGCCATTGACCGGGATGGTCGAGCAGGTCGCGCGGCTTCATCATGCGACGTTCGATGATGCGGATGCGGATCGGGTCAGCCTTTGCCTTAGTCAACCGGAAGACTCCCCATTCTGTGTAGCGCCCCCGTCCCCACCCCTGCCGTCGCGTTTCCGCATGCGGGCGCTCGTTGCCTGTCCCTCTGAGCAACAAAAAAACGCGGGTCGGTCTTTCGACCGCCCGCGCGTGGTTCGCCCTGGGCAGAATCCCCCAGGCC